CAAAAGTAATACCTGTTTCGCCAAAGTTTGCCGCATCGTGTCCTGGACAACTACCAAATGTAATAACTTCAACCGCATTGTTCGCATTTACATCCGCTTTTACAATACCAAATGCTGGCATAGTGCTGGCGCTATTTGCTTGTGCCTTGTTTATGGTAGGTGTGTTGCCACTGATACCTGTTATGTAAACAACTTCACCCATAAGCAAGTTTGCATCTGCTCTTGCTGTGAATATAGTTGTGGTGCTTGTTACAGCGGCTACATCTGTTAGGGCTGAACCGTCTATTGCTGGTAAAGCACCTGTTAGTGTTGTTGCGTTTAGTGTGCCATTTACGCTGTCAACTAATAGTGTTGAATCTGCCGCAACAACATCTATTGAATGAGTAGAACCATCCGGTAAAGCACCTACAGCAGGTGTATTAACAAAGTTGTTATAATCTAAATAAAATGCTCCTGGCTGAGATTCTAAAAATTGTGCATCAACACTCAAAAGTTGGCTACCGTCTATTGCAGGAAGTGTTCCAGTTAATGCATCTGCAATAATATTTGAATTAGTTCCATCTACAAGTAATGTGCTATCATCACCAAATACACTACCGTTTAAATCTGCATCAATACTGCTACCAGGGCCGCCGCCAAGTGCAGTTACCTGTGTTTGTAAATTAGTGATGTCTTGTGTATGACCTGATGTTGCTGTTTGAAGTGCAGATACATCGTTGTTAATTGTAACAATGCTGCCGTTTATACTTGTTATACTTGTATAGTTTTCTGTAAAATTATCTTCAATTTTAGAAAAAGCTGAACGCAGACTTTCACCGTCACCTGCATAATCTGCTGAACCTATATTGATATTCTTTTGCGCCATGTTCCATTCCTTAGTGATTAAGCATAATTTTGTTTATTGATCCGCTAGTCCAGTTTGAAACGTAGGCTCTTACCCAAACATAATTTCCCGTAAAATTGTAGTTGTTGTTTGCAGTTGAATCATCAAATGATAGACTTGATACTATTACTGTTGACCCTGAACTTACTGCTCCTGTCGTATCTACAGTCCCTGCTACAGTTGTATTAGTAGCAAGTTCTACATTAAACCAATCATCATCTGTGGGAGAAACAGCAAGGGTTCCTTGTATTTCAATTTGACCAGTAAATCCTGTTAAATTTACTTGTATGGTATGGAGACCATCGCTACGTCCATAGTAGCCGTCGCCTTTGAATTTATCGCCAGTGACAGTTGTAATTGTACTGTCGTCTGGGTGTGTATTTATTGGTAATATCGTTTCGCTCTGTGCCATATAACTATTTATCAATAGTTGACTTGACTACCAGTTTGTCTATTCTTCGAACGTTATCAGTTAAAAGTGCAATTAATTGCAATGTTTTTTCGTCTCTTGCATAGAAGTACATGTTATTAACGTATCCGTTTCCTTCCATTTCTTCTAAGCATCTGTAACCTACCTTGACTAGCTTTTTATTTTTTCTAGCCCATGCCGCAAATGATGAGTCTGTATTTTTATTTCCAAGAGTAACTCTAAATTGATACCCGTTATCCTTGTCAACAATGATAGTATTTGCATCTAACAATTTTATATCTTTAATATTTGGTTTATATAATGACCTCACACTTTCTTTGTCAAGTAAACTAGCAACATACATTAGCCAGCTTAAATCATTACAATAAATGTTTAGATAATTGCGTTCAACTCTTAACTTATATTCATTATAATTCGAAAATGCGTTGTACAACTTTTTGGCATCAATAAAATCCTGTATACGTATAGGACTTAGTCTTCTACCCCACGTTACTGTGAGTTCTGAATTGATGTCGTGTTGGGCTTGTAAATTATCTAAACTTTCCCTAGCTACATTTAATCTTTTCTCTCTAAATACTGTAGAAAGTTGATTGTATATTTCTAGTCTATAAAGATAGATGTTATAGTATAGTTTGTTAGACTCACACTGCTTCAATCTCACTCTCCACTTCACAGTCTAGGAAGAATGAATCGTTTCTAAAATCTATAGTTACACTTCCGCCATTTTTAAGTTTACCAAACAATAGTTCTCTTGATAGTTGTCGTTTTATTTCTTTGTCAATAACACGTTGTAATGGCCTTGCACCATTCTTAGGATCAAACCCCTTGTCCACTAATGCATCTAAAGCATCATCAGTAACACTAATTGCAACATCTTTGTTCTTAACTTGATTTTTTAGTTCTAGTAAAAACTTGCCTACAATTTTCATCATTACTTCTTTGCTTAATTTTGCAAATGTTATTGTTCCATCTAGTCTATTTCTAAACTCTGGAGAGAAGAAACGTTTTAATTCAGTATCATCATAACTGTTTTCGAATTCATCACCAAAGCCGATTGTATTTTTCTCTGCTTGTTTTGCACCAAGATTTGTTGTAAGAATTAGTATACAGTTTCGTAAGTCAGCTTCTTTACCATTAGACCCAGTTACTTTACCATTATCCATTATTTGTAATAATATTGTGCTTACGTCTGGATGAGCCTTTTCAATCTCGTCAAGTAGTAGCACACAATTTGGATTTTCTTGTACCTTTTCAATTAGCTGACCACCTGTTTCTTCATGACCGACATATCCTGGTGGTGAACCTATTAGTTTACTTACACTATGTTTTTCTTGATATTCACTCATATCAAACCGTACAAGATTTACTCCTAAATGATTAGCAAGTTGTTTTGCAGTTTCTGTCTTACCGGTTCCTGTTGGACCCATAAACACAAACGAGCCTACAGGTTTATCTTCAGGCTTCAAACCTGCTTGTGCAACTAGTATTTTATCTACAATGCTTTCTAATGCTTCGTCTTGACCATAGACAACTTTTTTCAAATTATCTTCTAAATGGGCTAAGTTTTCTGACTCTGTTTCAGAAACTTGTTCAGTAGGTAAATTAATTACTTTGCTTAATTCAAATTCAATATTAGATGCATTTACAATCTTATCTGCACTTTCATTTAATTTAAATCTAGCACAAGCAATATCAATCAAATCAATTGCTTTATCAGGAAGTTTTTTATCTGACTGATATTTTACACTTAGTCTTACAGCTGCTTCAATTGCTTCCTGTGTTATTTCAGTTGCATGATAATCTTCATAATATTTTTTAATACCGTTTAAGATTTCTTTTGTAACTTCTGGTGTAGGTTCGTCAATAGTTACACGTTGGAACCTACGCATTAAAGCTCGATCTTTTTCAAAGTATTTTCTATATTCTTCCCATGTTGTACTTGCTACAACTTTGATATTTCCTTTTGTAAGAGCAGGTTTCAACATATTTGCAAGGTCGTTTGCATTTCCTTGGCCTCCTGCTCCTGCGCCATTCATCATGTGTGCTTCGTCAATAAACATAATAGTTTTACCCTTGCCCTTTAATCCTTTAAGAACAAGTTTAAATCTTTCTTCAAAATCGCCTCTGTATTTTGAACCTGCAAGCATCGCACCTATGTCCAACATATAGACTTCATACTCTTGTAAAAACGAAGGAACATCTTTAGAAACAATTTTATAAGCAAGACCTTCTGCAATAGCAGTTTTACCAACACCGGGATCACCTACCATAAGCACATTGTTTTTATTTCTACGTCCTAGAGCAAGTGCAAGTTTTTCTAGTTCTTCTGCTCTGCCTATAACAGGATCAATTCTTTTGCGTTTTACTTCTTCATTAAGGTTAGTTGTGAAATGACGTAGTGCTTTTTGTGCAGCTCCGCTCATTTCTTCATCTTCGAACACTGCTTCAAACTCTGCACTTACGTATTCAGAAAATGTATCCTTTGAGAATCCTGCTTTTTCTAAATAGTAACAAGCATGAGTTTTCTTTTCATGTAGTACACTAAGCAATACATCTGCTAATTCTATTTCAGGCCGGCCTGCAAACAAAACTTGGGTAAACGCTCTGTTAAGCACTCTTTCAACAGACTGTGTCTTTTTAGGTTTATACTTGTCATTTTCTATTTTCACATCTTCTAAATTATTTTTTAGATAATGCTCTAACTGCGATTTAAGAAAATCTACATCTGCTCCATAACCTTTACATAGTTCACTAAAGTTCTCAGAACACATCATAGAAAAAACTAGATGCTCAAGAGTTACATACTCGTGTTGTAACTTCTTTGCGTCTTTAATACTTTTATCAAAAACTAACTGTAACTCTTTACTTGGTTCAACCATGCGTTGCTTTCCTTTTTTTATCTCTTTTCTTTTTTGCTCTATCGACTTTTAGCTTACTGACACGGTCAGTAAATTCAATGCCTTGTAAATGATCATATTCGTGTAAAAAACATCTTGCGTCAATGTCTATAAGTTCTATTATACACTCTGTAGCTGTAATGTCAAGATATTTTGCCCATATATGTTTTGCTCTATTTACTTGTAAAAATAAGTCCGGATGACTTAAACAGCCTTCTGGCATTAATTCTGTTTCTTCACTAACTTTAATTATTTCAGGATTGATTATAGTTAAGTATCCATTTTTCTCAAGTAAATGAGTTTTCATAACAAAAATTTGTGCGTCCAATGCAACTTGATTGGCACTTAATCCAATGCCGCCTTCTTTTTCCATTACGTCAATCATTTGCTTAGACACTTCTTCAGCATTAAGAAAGTTAAAGCTGAATGGTTCAACTTTCTTTTCTAACCAAGGGTCAGGTGATTTAACGAGTTTTAGCATCTATTACCTCTCTTATTTTACGTAGTGAATCATTATCTAAGTTTGTTGGAATAATAGCCTGAATAGTTACATATAAATTTCCAGGCTGATGATTGTGAACATTAGGAACACCATAACCTCTAAGACTTAATGTAGTATTATTTTTCGTTCCTTGTTTAATATTTAATTCTATTGATCTACCATCAGGTGTTTGAAAATTATGCTTAGTTCCTACAATCATGTCTAAACAATCTATGTTCAAAAATCCATGTACATTATCCCCTTCACGTCTCCATTGCGTACTATTATCTACTTTAATTATTACAAACAAATCTCCAGGTCGCATATTTGGAATACTGTTATCACCTAGACCTTGGAATCTTATTGTATCTCCATCTCTAACACCTATAGGAATATCTAGATCAACACTTTTTTCCTGTCCATTACGTAATCTATACGTAGCAATTACTTTTTTGCCCCTCCATAATTCAACAAAGTCTATATGTACTTTTAATCTTACATCAGCATTTGCTCTAGAGTGTTGATGCGGCTTATTTTGGAATCCTCCTCCAAACATACTATTAAAAACATCAGCAAAATTATTACCAAATGCATCATTAAAACTTCCGTTAAAATTTTGAGAGTTCATTCTAACCTGGGGGTTATCATACTCTGCTCTTTTTTGTGGATCTTTTAATGTGCTATATGCTTCATTTATTTTTTTAAATTCTTCTTCGTTGCCGCCGCGGTCAGGATGGTGTTGCATACTTTTTTGTTTGTATGCTTTTTTAAGATCTTTATCGGAAACATTCCTCGGCACTCCAAGAATAGAATAATAGTCCATACAATTACTTATCGTACGGACTATTGCTAAAACTTAGTAGTGATTACTTAGACTTTCCTTTGTAAGCCTGAGCACCAAAGAATGCCATTACGATAGCTGCAACAGACACAAAGTATGTCGCCGCCATAGATCCTAGTACAGTTGCCGCTTGCTCTAAACTTAAGAGCGTTGCGCCTACTACTGCAAAAGGATATAGTAACATTCCAAATAATGCAAACCATGCCATGTTACGTTGAGCATCACGCATTGCATCTTGGTCTTCTAGTTCCTTACGTTTAAATTCTAAGTGCATCTCCATTTCTTGTTTTGAAATATGACCGTCACCATTTAAATCTGCGCCTGGTACTGCTCCTGCATCAATAGACATTGATCTATCATATGTTATTTCAGGTGCAACCGGTGCCGGTGCTGGTGCTGGAGTTGCTTCTGGTGCTGGTGCAGCTGGTGCACTTTTTAGTTCTTCAGGTTTTTTTCTTGGCATTTATTTTCCCTCCTTTATAAGTGTGTCAATCTTATGCCCGTTCTGATTAATTTTTTGTTCATTTATATCTGGCTTGGCGTCAAAGATTACCTTCTCAAGTTTTAGAGTAGGTATTCTTTCATTTGGAACATAACGCCATATATAGTCTCCATCAAACTCTCCCCCTTGTTTATGGATACCAAAAACTGTTTCTGTATTACCAATCTTTACAATTAATGCTCTTTCACCGTCGAGTATAACTTTATCTCCTTCATGAAATGCTGGATTCATTTTGAAAGCCATACCTTTAGCAATTTTTGTTGCATAATCTTTAAACATTAATGTAATAACAAGTACTAGTAATGCTCCCACAAAAGGCATAGCCCATTGTGTTATTTGTGAGCCTACTTGTGTTGCATTCATTATTTCACTTTCCACTTGTCTTCTCCAATTGAGCTATACGATTTTCTAGCTCATCAATTTTAGAAGTTATTTTGGGATATTTTACACGCCATGCATTTGGATCGTTTTGTAACCAAGTCCAACCCCAACGTATTGCCAGGTATTCTAAAAAAGAATCAAATTTAGTTACACCCCATGTTGCCATTCTTGTATCTTTAAACCAGAATAAGAATGCTGCACCTAGTATTGAACCAGCAATACTAGTATAGATCCATAGACGATCTCCTGCCATTTGTTGTATCATTTCCCACATAGTAACCCTCTCTGTATACTATGTGTATTTATTAATCAAATGGGTTAAGTTTGTCTAGTATACTATCTTTAGGGATATTCTGTTGATTTTTTACATCTTCTGATGTGCGTTCTATAGACTCATTTGCTTCGTCTAACGCTTTATTACTAGCTTCGTAATAGTTTTTATAAGCAAGTATTATAGCCTGTTGTTGCTGTACCAATGCTCTTATATCAGAAAAATTCAAACCTAAGTTTTCATATCCTTGATCTGTAAGTGCAAAAAATACAACCGGTCTTCCAGAAGTTTTAAATTTATCTACTTCTTCTTGGAAATTATCAGGCGTGAGTAACACCCACTCTATTTTACGCATATTAACAGCATCTGCTTTAGGCAGTACTAACTGCGGTTTTTCTATAGGTTTTGCTGATATTTCAATCCGTTGGGGCGTCGAGCTGCATCCTGCCATTAACAACAAGATCGTCATAAAGCCAAGGACATTCACTATTGAACGCTTTGCCAGTTTCTGCATTTTTCTCTTTCTCCGTTAATTCTGCGCCACCTAATAATTCAAAACAGCGACCTGCTTTGGCGCTGGCACTGTTAATAATTCTTGACACTAAACCTGGTTTACTTGATCCTAGCACTCCTAAATCGTGTTCTGCTAGTTTGTCACCAAGCACTTGGTTTTGCTTTCGTATGGCGGCAAATTCATTATTAACTTTATTAAGTTGTTCATTTGCTGCTTGTACATCTGCCACCATTTGTTTAATTGTTGCTTCATTAGTTTCAACTGCCACATTCAATTTGGCATTATTTTCTGTAAGGATGGTAATAGTTTTTTGCGTATCAGTATAATACCAATACCCTATACCGCCCATTGTAAAAATAACTATTAAAAGTAAACCTGACAGTCTCATAAACTATTCTCCGAACATTAAAGCCAAACTTTTTGGACCCATTATTCCGTCAGCAACTAGTCCGTTTTCGGCTTGCCATGCTTTTACATGTGCTTCAGTGCCTGGTCCGAATACACCGTCTGCGCCAATTTCAAGTTCTTCTTGAACAGCTCTCACAGTTGGACCTCTTGAACCAATCTTAATAGTTTCATAAACTATTGCACTAGGTGACCAATCGCCGCCTAATACTTCCATAGCATGTTTGTAATGCTTTTCACGATCTTCTAAGCCTATGTAACCGCCGTTGATTCGTTTTGTTGCACCTTTCACATCTCGTGCATCGCAGTATTTATTCAAACCGTTAGTATCCCAGAACCAACATGCTGAATCTAGTGCGCCTTTTTTTGTACGCACATAATCTACTGCTTCTTCTGGCGACATATCTACTTCTGCGCCAAACTTTGTATAGTTATAGCGACCTGTAAGTTGCAGTATTCCGCCGCCTCTAAAGCGCCAGCCATCACCGGAATCTGTATCGCCATTGTCCATTCTATTTGCGTAAATAACATTCGCAATTTTGCGAGGTTGTCTATGATACTCGTTAGCATCTCTTCCTGCTCTTTCAAAATATTTAGGAAATACAGCGTTTAATCCTTTGGCGCTGTAGTTTAGGTTTTCACTTAGTACTCTGAAATTGTTACTTTCATGCCCGCACTGAGCAATAAACATAGCTACTCTTTCTGCTGTGTCTATTTCCCAAAGCGGAAGTATTTCACAAATAGCATCGTACCAATCTTCAGCTTCTTCATTACCTCTAAGTAATTCTAAAGCCATTTCTTCAGTAAATTCAAATTTAAAGTCTTCTGCTGCCATCTATATCTTCCTTCGGTTTATTGCAGTTTTTACATCTACAGTGTTTACACACCACGATACTATATATACCTAAATCGTGACCATTCACCTGCATTTCTCGGTTCACACCGCAATGCGATTCATGTCCACAATTTTGGCAGTATGTCATACAGCAATTCTTTCGGTAACTAATGTATGTCCGTTGTTTTCGAAAGTAAGTTTGTTACCGTATTTGGTAATATTATAATCACCAATATACTTAGATAGGAATATAATTTCTGCAAAATCCCAAGGATTGAAGGATTCTGTAATTGAGTCTAATGTTTGTTGTGTAGGCCCAAAATCTATGTATTTAAAATGCACAGGATCTGCGTATTTCTTTTTAATAGTTATAATGTCTTCGTGCATTTCTATTGTATCAACATAACTTTTGTTGAAAAAGTTTTTAAAATTACGCATATTTGATTCGTTAGCAATTTGTGAATAGCTATTAGGATCATTTGGTATAGTTGCAAGTTCTTCTAAAGTTGCATCTTTACTTTGAAAATCCTTATAGTATCTAAATTTCATTTTTTCTAATTCTGTAAGTTTATAAACGCCATCTAATATTTCGTTAATTTGGCTGTCGATTCCTCTTTGTCTTTGTAGTTCTACAAAAACTTTATACTTGCCATCGTTTTGCTCTCCAGGAGTAACATCAGCATCTAAAATAAAATCATATCCCTTTTCAAGAAAATTCATTAAATCATCTGCAGGTTGTTTATCTACAACACTAAAACTTAAGGTTACAATATTTTTATCGTCTCCCATTTTAGACTGAAAAGAATCAATTTCAAAAATATCATCTACTAAATGTCTTAGGTCTCCAGCTTTTAGTGTCATTATACTATTCCTAATTCGTTTTGTTCATCTGGTGTAAGATCTGTAGCATTATCTAATTCATCTGCCTGTTGTGTTTCTAATGGTGGAGCATTTTGTACAGTTGCTGGATCTGAATTAAGTCCTTTGTTTTCTGCATAACTTGTGTATATGTCAGCTATCAATTTCTTAGGCATTTCTATTTCTACTATCCAAATAGGCTTTTTATCTAATTTACCTTTTTTAGTACCAGGTCTAATATCACCAGGTACTTTAATTTTTCTTGGTACAATAACATAATCTTTTTTATAGCCTATCTTACAATCGTATTCTGTTAATCTTTTAGCACCCATAGGATCAGGCATATTTGCACGATCCCACATAAATTTACATGTAATCCAGTGTCTATCAATATCGGGACCTGCTAAGAGTTCTCCGTCAGACCAATTTTTATAAACATACATATCAAGTTCATCTAAAACTCTTTCAAAGTCCTTTAATACTTGAAATGCTGTGTTGCTATCATAAATGCGTTCAATGTTTTTTACTAAGTCGTATGTGTCTTCCATGTAATCTTCCAATTGTGCTGCATACTTATTTATCGTATCTAAACAGATAACAAATAGTTTTTTTGGTTAAACCTCTGTGGTAAATACTTTTGTAGGGCAATGCGTTCTACGCAAATACCCTACTCCATTCACTCAAAGGAGGATGCTTAATGGGTGCAAAACGTAAGGCTGCACGTCAGCAAACAAAAAACTACGCAAACGTAGTGGATTTTAAACCATTTCAAAAAAAACAACAAGTCACAATAATTCCCAGAAATAGAAACCAAGAGACATATGTACTCAAACTACTAGACGATACTAAAGATATAGTTTTTGGTATTGGACCAGCAGGTACGGGTAAAACATTACTTGCAGTACAAGTAGCGGTGAAACTATTTAAGGAAGGAAAAATAGACAAAATAATCGTTACAAGACCCGCTGTATCGGTTGACGAGGATTTAGGATTTTTACCAGGAACATTAGAACAAAAAATGGCTCCTTGGACAAGACCTATTTTTGATGTTTTACGCGAGTATTTTGATGCTAGACAAATAGAAGGCATGATAGAAGAAGGCATAATAGAAATCGCTCCACTAGCTTATATGAGAGGGCGAACATTTAAACATTCTTTTATACTTGCAGATGAAATGCAAAACGCAACGGCAAACCAAATGAAGATGCTACTAACACGTTTAGGAGAAGGATCAATGATGGCTGTTACAGGCGACTTAGCACAAGCTGATAGGCTCAAAGATAACGGTTTAATAGATTTTACAAAACTGTTAGAATCAAAACAGACAGAAAGATTGGATGTAGTCCATTTTGCACAAGGAGATATTGAACGCCACGAGGCCGTAAAGGAAGTGCTTCAAGTATACGGAGATGCTTAACTTAAAGGGGCACTGTTAATGCAGTGCCTCATTTTTCCTTAACAAATATAAAATATACTCTTTTTCTGAATATATAAATTTAAAGGTGTTAGATCTAATTGGATGTGACCATTCACCATCATAGTAACTTTCTAACTCTACATATTTTTTAAACCAGATACGTTTCTTACTGAAACTACTCCTTACTGGCCACCAAGCAAATTTTTCAGTAGTAGTTTCTTTAGGTGAACCATAGTGTACGCTAGTTGGCTTCATTTTTTACGAAAAACATAAACACCTTCATATTTTTCCCTCCCTTGTGTTTTGTCGTTGCCTACACCCGGTCGTGTGTTAAGCATCATTTTTATTGTACCAACATGTTCAAAGCCTATTCTTTTAGATACTTCTTTCCATGTCTCGACCACTTTAAATTCTTTGTTCCCGTAGGTTTTGTAGTCTGCGATGTTAGTAGCGAAAAGTCCTTCTCTATTGAGTCCGTTAAATATTTGTTTAATGGTCGGAGTAACGTAGCCATCAAACCAATCATCCAACGTTTTATACCTAACCATGCATTGCGTATCTTCATCTGAATATTTCTCCAAGTTAAAATAAGGTGGACTACTAAATGCCAAATCTATATTCTCAGGTTCATATTCTTCACTTGTTGAACAAAAGATTCCGCTAGTAATCCCTATAGATTCTTCTATAAGTTGTTGTAAATAATTTAGGTATTTTATTGTTTCTGTGTTGGGATCGATTCCTACGTAGTTGTAACGCATATTACTGGAGGTTATTCCTAATAATCTTCCACCGTATCCTGCACTATAATCATATATGTTTCCCCATAGCACAGGGCAAAGGTGTTCTACTATTGCTTTTGCGTTTTGTGCTTTGAAATTTGTAACGTTCTCGCCCGTAACAAGTTCAAGTGCCCTACGCATCGCAGTAGGATGTACAAGATTATTACCATCACGAAACTCAAAGCATATTCTGATTGCACGACGAAGTTTAGCGTCATTGTAAAATCTATCCTTTAAACTATTTGAGCCTCGACCTTTTGGCTCAGCTGTCATCATATTAGGAAACAAAAATCTATTTATGGTTTGTCCTGCGTTATTACCGAGTCCAATGGCTCCAGCTCTAACACCTGTATATGACTTGGTTCCAAACTCTTTAATTGCTGTGATGAGTCCTTGTTCGGTGTAATATACGATAGGTACAAGATTAATACTACGATAAATGGTGAAAACCCTATCAATAATTCCTTCTGGATCTTTTTCATAATCTTCTTTTGTAATGTCTAATTGGTCATACACAGATTCATAACCAGTAAATTTATCTCCTGATATATGTTCATCTTTTATATTCCAAATATTATATAATTCTTTTATCATACAGCCATGGGTGCTTTTATACTTTCCATTGGATCATAATTCATTAACTTAAACATATCTGGTTTTGCTTCGTTTACCTCTGCTAGAGTCATAAATTCTGGCATCCAAAGAGTAGGACCTTTTCTAGGCTGTCTACTTATTTGCTCTTTTACTTGATCTAAATGATTAAGATAGATATGACAATCTCCGCCTGTCCAAACAAAATCACCAACCTTTAAATTTAATAATTTTGCAACAATATGTGTTAGTAAACTATAACTTGCAATGTTAAATGGTACACCTAAAAACATATCTGCAGAACGTTGATAAAGTTGACAACTTAATTCATTGTCTTGTACATGAAATTGAAACATTGTATGACAAGGAGGAAGTGCCATACGATCTACTTCTCCTGCATTCCAAGCACTTACTATGTGCCTACGACTCAACGGATCTTCATAAATTTGTTTAATAATATTAACTATTTGATCTACATGATGACCTCTAGCGTTCCAATTACGCCATTGGACACCATAGACAGGTCCTAGCTCGCCGTCTGCATAACCTAGTGCCTTACCTTGCTTGTCAGCGTTTGCTGTCCAGATCGTTGTTTTTCCTACAAGTTCTTCACGGGGTTTACCGTAATGTATTTCTGCAAGTCTACGTTCATCAGACGAACCTTCTAAAAACCACAACAGTTCACTTACTACACTTTTCCAAGCAAGTTTTTTTGTAGTTACTGCTGGAAATGTTTCTCTTAAATCGAAACGCATTTGATAACCAAACACACCTCTGGTTCCTACGCCAGTTCTGTCATCGCGGTCCTTACCGTTTTCTAGTATGTAATTTAGTGCTTCTAGATATTGTTTCACAGGTATTTCCTTTTTTTCCAAATTTGAAATGTTACTTTATCATGTGCTTCTTCAAAATCTAATTCAAATAATGATTCAATTTTCTTTAGTGGAAGGAATGTGTCGCAGTCGTATGTTCCTGGTATCCGACTTATATAAAATTCGTCAATTACTCCTAGAGATTGTTCAATTATATTTGGACCTCCTATATTCCAAATAATAATTCCAGGACAAGTTGCTTCAAGCTCTTTTAGTTCTATATTTAAGTCGCCACTGATATATCCATCTGCTCCTGGATAATCTTCTTTGCGTGTAGTTACTAGTACATTTGTACGTCTAGGTAACGGCCTTGGCATATGAGGATCTTCCCAAGTAGTAGATCCCATTACAACAACATGTCCTGCTGTATTGTCCTTAAACCATTGTAAATCTTTTGAGTTGTGAGGCCACGGTAACGTTCCGTCTTTACTCACACCGCCTTCATCATCACATGCTAATATAGCTTTTATCATTTTTCATTATTCCACATAATTAATAAGCCTACTGGAATGGTGTACATAGCAATCATCCATAGCACTGTTTCTAATATAATCCAAATCATTTAAACCTCACATTTCCTGAAATCGTAATTCTATAATCATCAGAAGTAAAAAACGGTTGTACAGAATGTAACAGTTGTCCTGGAAAAAATATAATTTTGTTTTCCCAAGTTTTATCAACAGGCAAATAACTAGGTATAATGTTACCAAGAATATCGGTATAGTAAAAAACAAAACCTGATGCAGTATCTATTTTTTTGTCTTTTGTACTATGATATTTTCTTTCTTGTTCATATGTAAAAGGAACTTGTAAATAAAGAGCAAAACTAAATTCTCCTACATGTGTGTGAGGTGCAAAAAACTCTCCTTTTTCTTGGAAGTTAACCCACGCACTATGCAAGTAAGGTTTTCCTTCCGCTTGATCTATGTGAAAGTTTTCGTAATACAAACCAACAAGTGGACAGACGAGTTTCTCTAAATGCTCTAAACTGTCTTGTATTTTATATTCTTTTTTTACTGTACTGGTAAATGTATGATCAGTTTGTTCTTTTGTTGACCAATTGTTTTGTATATCTTTTATTTCTTGACGTATTGGAATAAGGTCTTGGACATTGTATTCATGCCCAACATATCCACAGTTAGGAAAGTTTGCCACATATGTCATTCATCACCTTTTCCAGGATTAGAAGAAAAGTGTTCTTCGAACTTGTTAGGTACACCATTCCATTCGTCTGCGTCTGATGGCACATCTTCTATCCTTACGGTTGTAATTAATGGCCACTGTAAACTGTACTTTAAATTTATATCATGCCATTTATCACGTTCATCACCTAATGCACTGTCAGGTAGTATTGCGTCAGCAGGGCATTCAGGTTCACACACCCCGCAGTCAATACATTCATCAGGGTTAATTACTAACATGTTTTCACCTTCGTAAAAACAATCAACAGGGCATACTTCTACACAATCCATATGCTTACATTTTATACAATTATCTGTAACTAGATATGTCACTATAACCTCGCTAATCTAATCAGCGTTGCCGCTAAGTTAATTTCAGGATCAACAACAAGTGTATGATCAACCAATCCTTGCTTAATAATTAGCACTGCTTGATCTTGTTGTTCTTCATTTCCGAACAATTCAATGTTGTCATATAACCAACGATAAACTTCTTCCATTTCTTCTGGACGAATAGTACCACACAGTAACTTACGTGCTTCTTGTATTTTACCAGCCTTGAAAAGTTCGACCATATCTAACTTCCAATCACTTTCTCCTGTATCACCTTCGTGTGGTGCAAGTAATTGTCCGTCTGATGAATTCATCTGTACCATATTGATACACTTACGCAAGTCTGGATAAGTTGCCTTTACATATGTATCTAGTACATCAAGATCAGGAGTGACGCTTTCAGTGATAAGAATTTCAGCGACACGAGCAGTAAACTCTGTCTGATCAATTTTGGCAATATGGAAGCCTTGGCACCTGCTGTGAATAGCTGGAATAATTCTGTTAGGATAGTTACAAGTAAGTATAAAACGGGCCGTTGTATGATATTCTTCCATAACACCACGTAGTGCGGCCTGTGCGTTTGGAGATAAGTAATCTGCCTCATCTAGTAATACAACCTTAAAGTCCCCAAATGGGATCATTTGTACAAAGTTTACAATTTTATCTCGAACATCGTCTACACTATTTGTCCGAGATGCGTTAATTTCTAGTACGTCTAAATCGTTGACGTCTAACTCGTTGAACAACAATTTTGCCAACGTTGTTTTTCCTATTCCAGCATTGCCTGAAAAAAGCAAGTGTGGAATTGTTTTGTCTTTTATCCACGTTTTTACCTGTGTCTTTTGTGCTTCATCGCGAAACACATAACCATCTACTGTCTTCGGTCTATATTTTTCTACCCAAAGTTCCTTCAAAACATACCTCCTGCAAAATATCTTAACATACTAGTACCTAGTATAACACATAAAACAGCATTGAGCAAGAGCAAAGCTCTATCATGCCATAAATAACCAACCCAAGCCCAACCAATTGTTCCTACAAAACTTAATACAACATCATAAATTTTCGGAACTTCGTCTACACTTCTACACATTACTGCGACAAGTATAAAAGCACTGGCTATCCATTTTATATACCAAGATAAATCTCCTTTAGGAGTTACCGCTTTATATACACGACTGGAGTTAAGTTTTTTAATCTTATCATCTAGTTTTTCTTGAATTGGTTCTATACTCATGTATTCTCCTGTTGTAATCTTAACTTACAATACCAATTCACCCAAACTTCATAAACAACATAAGCCAATAATGCACCAAAACCAGGAACTGTAAAAAAATTTAGCATCATAAAATACGCAAATACTAATGCCGCAGGAATATCATACCATCTAATCATTTAGTTACTCCAAAGTGTTTATATGATTGTTGTACACACTTTGCTTGATAGTAACAGTCTGCTAGTGCGTTATGCAAACTTTCCTGTATTGCCTTGCGAGGATCGCTTGGCATCATTGCAAATAATGTTCTACTATCTCTAATTTGCCAATAGTTCCAAGGTGCAGGTTTTTCTGCCTGTTTATACAAATGCTGTAGTATAACAAAATCAAATGTTGGACCTTGACACCAAATATAGTCTAGTCCAACACACCATTTGTTAAGTTGACGTAACATTTCTTGTACACTTACTCTTTTGTGTTCATCACCGAATGCTTCGTCTTGTATCGCTTGTGGTTGTTTACTCCACCATGCAAGAGTGTTGTCGTCTATACTTCGTTCATAAGGAAATTCAGTCTGCTCTTCTACATCACCTCTAAGATAAAGAGGACTATGGGGTTCTGAATCATTGAATGGGTCAAACTTTATTGCACCTAGTGTCATAATAACACTATCTGGTTCAACACCTAATGTTTCTAAATCTATCATGCCGTGTGTAGCCACTATATACCCCTAAAATTAATATTTTAGTATATTATAGCTTAAGATTTAGGATATGTCAAGTAATTTTTATCTGTGATTAGGCCTGTTTCAAAGCCAGTTTTCAAGTCTAATGCTTGATCATTTTCAAAAAATTCATATATTTTATCAGCCAGAATAAGATGATTTTTTTCGCTCATATGGTTTATTCTGAAGTCTGCCTCACCTGTTGCATAGTATTTGTCAGCAACATCTTGTGATGTGAATTCGCCCATACATATGTCATTTAATCTTCCGCCCACACCTGCAATATCGTGAAATCCTGGTAAGAATAATATCTTAAGGTCAGGCCTCATGTTTGCTATGTAAAGCAATGCACACACAAACATATCATAGTTTGATTCTAGTACAGTATTGTGCCACAGATGTCTCTTATGAAGTTCTATTGCTTTTAGTTCATCTTTGGTGAACCAATCTTTTTCAACAGGACACATCATAAAATTACTACATTCTGGGTATTTTTCAGTTAACCAATACCTGCTAAGGCTTGTAGTTTGTACAATTATATAATCGCCGTTTGCATAGTTTTCAAAATTACTTGAAAATCTTCGCCAGATCCAATCATTGCCTACTCCAAACTGAGCCTGCACCGTTAAATCTTGTTTTAATTTATCTGCAAGAGCTGTTTGATAGTTGTTCTCTATAACAGGATACTCGTTGTATAATGCTGTGTAGTGGGCATCTAAACCAACAGAAAAACTACAACCGAAGCACCATAACATTATAAAAACTTCTCAAGTTGTGGCGCTTTCCATCCTTCTGGCTTCAAAACCTTGCCATCTTCACGCTTACGGACTTTACCAGTGTCTGGATCAATCTTTGCAAAGTTTGTATCCATTACTTCTTTCCAGGCACCTTGTCCGTCCCAACCTGCGGCACGTATAGCACCCATTGTAACAACAAGAATATCAACAAGTGCATCAAGTTGTTCTAATTTATCATTTGAATTTACAGCATCATTAAGTTCGCCTACTTCTTCATCAATTAGGCTAAGATACATTTTATAGTTTTCTTCGCTCGGCGGTTGATCACAAGCCGAACCGAAACGTTCAATATCTGCAAACGGGTTAGTCATAATTTTTTACCTTTAAGATGCTACATCGCCAACCCATGCACCTTGACCGTCACTATATTCTGCGCCGATTTGTGCATCGTTTGGCTTTTCTTTTGAAGAAGCAAGAACTGCTTCAGATTCTACCATACGTACAATTAAACCTTCTTGTTCAGGAGTGTCAATATTCATAGCCCGTGTCCAACGGCCATGTTCAATTAATATCCAATCTCCTACTTCATATGGGTCTTTATTAAGGGGACCTTTTGAATAAACTCTACCCCAACGAGGATATATTCCTCTTGTTGTAGCATTATCATCTGTGAGAATAATGCCGCCTTTTGTAGTTTGTTCACCAAAGTGCATATCAGTTACAAGAACTCTATTTCCTACTGCTCTTGGTGTTCCTTTAATTGCATTAAGGTTAATAGCCATTACTTACCCTTTTTAGTTGTAGTTTCTTTTTTTACAAAATTTCCTTCTTCGTCTTCTACCCAATTACTTGTATCTAAATCAGGATCAACGAAATCGTCTGTAAGATCTTTTTCAACTGCTTCTACAGGTGGTTGAAATTCATCTCTACGAACTGCTTTTTGTGTTTTTACACCATTGCTGTTATCATAATATTCTTTAACAATTTCTTCACGTTTACGAATAATTTGTCCGCCAGGTCCTAGTTCGTCGCCTCTTGCGTTTACAGAAACATTACCAACTGCTGGTGTTAGCTCATTTCTTTTGCGTAACATATCCATATTAACAGATTTGCCTTGCATTGTTCTATAGACTTTTTGTCCAGTTTGTTTTTGTACCATAAAAACCTCCTATTGTATGCTTACTTATCTCAGGAACTCTCGCCAGTCCAGGCCATATTGGATTGAATTTATACGATGTACACCGATCAAATATAACACATAACTAGCAACACTAGATCCACGTCCTACACCCCATACGATGTTGTTCTCACGCATAAAGTCCACTAGATAAATCATATAGCGTAATAGGTCAAACATACCACGTTCTTTAAACGCTTCTAGTTCTTCTTCTACTCGCATCCATTCTGGAGAGTTATATATAAAATCAACTCCAAAGTTTTGTTTTTCTTCAATCACTTTTGCGAATAGCCATTCTCCTATAGCAAGTGCTTTGTATTCATCTGGCATAAACCATTCACTTTGACACACACCGTCAAACGTCTTTTGGTCTACATCTAATGGAATATATTTTTGCAATGGATTCATACCTTGCTCTTCCATTGCTGTATTAAATTTATCTACATCATCACTAGAATCACATAACACCACATGGACTTTATCAGCATGACCTGAATAGATCATATCGATTAAATCGCGATTAGAGAATCTCGGTATACCTAGTTCGTCTGTTTTCATAAGCATATATGTATTTTACGATACATTTATTAGATTGTCAAGTCCTGATTCACTATCAGTTTGACTTTTTTGCAGTTGCTTTGCTCTACGGGTGGCCGCTTCTGCTTTAAACATTTCTAAAACTGTTGAAATTTGTTGTTGTAAAGAAGGATTTTTAGTTTGCCAATATTTACGTGATAACTCTTGTATTTTGTCATCAACTTCAGAGTCTGTTAAATCATCAAAGCTATCTACTAATGGGTTGAACATTTGTTATACTGTACTGTATTCACCTAAATATTCTAAAAAGACTGTTGACCCACCATCAGACGTCCAAGCATCTACAAATACAGGTGTACTTGATGAAGTTACTCTTAAGGTTGCTGGCCAGTTTGGACTTGTTCTAATAATTCCTGTGTTTGCCGCAAGCAACGTTATGTCTCTTTGAATATTTACATTACTTCTTAATGCCATTCGAATTTTTCCGTAAGTACCGTTTTCGGGCCAAGCACCTAAAATTAGTGTTATAGGATCAATACCAACTGTAATATTTTGATACGCTCCATCTGTCCATTCGATGTTGCTGTCAACTTCTAAATTTCCTGTATTGTACACAGTTTGAGATATTTGATTTGTTTTAGCATTGGAAATTAGAATGTTGTTAAAGTTGTTATCTACATCTTTACGAGCACCATTTGTAAGCAGATCTGTTAACTCTAATGCTGCATTTTGTAATGCTGTTTTTGTTATTGAAAAATTATCTCTAAAACCCTGGGAATCATTATCCTGTCCGGCTATAGGAAATTCTTCGTCTAAATTTTCATATTGTACTGTGCTATTTGCCATTTTTATATCTCCTAAACATATTTATCTTTATTATATGTTGTATCTGTAATTTGCGAACAATAAGTATTGTGTATCGCTTGTATTCGTAGAACTATCAATAGTGTATCTATCAATTTCTAAATTAAAGTTAGAAAAATCGTATCCACTTGCATCAATCGCAGCTTTTACTCTTGCACTTGTGCCAGGCTTACAATAACACAAAACGATGCTAGGTGTATATCCTAATTCGTTGACGCTGTCAGCTTGTGTGGTACGCATCCATAAAGGAACAAAACTTCTATTAGTTAGACCCATAGATCTAATATTATCTCTCATGTTATCTATATTACTAATATACCTAATATTGTCATTTGAACCGGAAACCTTTATTGCATCACTATCCGCACTTACAACATTTGCGTATTGTGGCCTATACTGATTAATATTTGCTAAACCTTGGATAATTTTTATTAAGTTATCTTCAGTTCTGCCGTCTACTTCTAATCCGCTTATCCAATTTATATCTACTATGCCTTCTCCTCTTGTTTCTATTGTGAAACTTTCACCAAGTGTTACATTTTGTATACCTTTGTTTCTTGTCGCGATCACAAACGATGGTAATGTTTCATAGTCATAAAATTGATTTTTAGGATTAAAAGAAACAATATCAGTTGTTACTTTATTTTCAGTTATAAATCGAAAAGATTTTTTTGTCCTTCCGTTATCAGGTCTGGCAGGGTCTTTGATATCTAAATATACAACTTCGTATATCACATCATTAGTGCCAGGAGTTTTTGCTACTGCTGTTTTTAAATCTCCTACAATATATTTTTTCTTCTTATGGTTCTTTGACATTGCCGCGATAAATTCATTCAATTCTTTTGTTTCAATACCGTAGTACAAAGGTATTTTTAAATCTTTTTGAATGCCAAAATTAGGATCACCAGGTCTATATATTGTTTCAGGAATAAAGACTTCAGGATCGGATAAAAAGTTAACAAAATTTTGTTTCACATCTTGCTTTATTAATGGCTTTAGGTGCAAATTACTATATTTTGTTATTTCTGGATCTAATACTTTAAGTACAAACTCTCGTTTAACAATGCTGTATTTGTACTGGTCTTCTGCCGCAACAGTAAATTTATATTCTCTGTCGATGCTTGTTTCTGCCGCATCTAATAAAAAGGTGTCTTTATCAAATACTGTAAGTCCAGTTTGAGTAAATTGAAATTCTACCCAAAGGGCTGTATCATTTGTAAAAATATTCGAACTTGTATGATCGCTTACTGCTTTGTAATAAAAATTATTGTATCTTACAATATCGTTTACTTTATATGATCTACCTGTTTTCCAAATGCTTTTATATATACCTTCGCCGAATGCACTAACTGTTCCTACAATTTCGCCATCAAAATTTAATTCTAATCCTGGTGGTAATCTTCCTTTGCTAAGGCTGTATAGAACATTTGCTCCTGGTACATTTGTTGTTGCTTCTACCCTTAGTACACTTAACGCATTTGAAGCAAGAGTGCCTAGATTACTTTCAGTAATCCAACTTGTTTGTGAATCAATTTCCCCTAATATTCTAAGTGTAAATGTTTTGTATGATGAAGCCTGTTCCTCTATTTGATCAGGTGTAAATCTAGTTGCTTTTATTGTAAATGAAAATGATCGTACTACTTCAGCTTGATAGGGAACCCTTCCTGCTATATCACCTGTAGAGGTATCTAAATCCATACCTGTAGGAATCTCACTAGCAGTTTCAGGCACTATGACTTCCCATTCCGAAGGTTGTATTGGATCAGCAACTAATCCAGTAAAAGAATTAGGTCCTCTACCACTATCTATAAAATTAGGCAGTATTCCACTTATTTCATATTGTCCGTTATAGATTGTTTCTCCAGTTGAAATTAATCTGTAGGTGCCGAAATTAGTTGTTTCAAGATTATAATTTATAAATCCTATCGCTGCGTTAGTGTCAATAACATCTAAAGGTATTGTAATATAATTGTTTGCACGTTTAATACCTAGATCTGCAGGAGTAATCCAAATAGGAGTTCTTAAATTACTATTATCTGCTGTAAATACTCCATTACTTACTTGTAATACAGTGTTATCTGCTCTAAAGAAATCATCACCAACTACAAAAATTTTAAAAACACGTCTAGATACACTATTGCCATCTGTAACCGAAACAATAAATTCATAATACCTGTTTAACTTTTTTGGGGGGAGTTCAGAATAGCTGAAATCCCAAACAGTTGTATCGTAATAAAAACTATCAAATCCGTTTGAATTTCTTACACCAAAATCAAATCCGCCGGACGATAAATCATATGGTGATGTATCATATGACCCAGAGGCATATATTTCCCCTCTTTCTATTGCAAGTAATGGATCAACAATACCTACTATACGTCCATCTTCTGTTAAGGATGTTCCGGGAGGTAGTTGCCCGTCGCCTTCTGCTATATAATAATTAAGTTTTCCGCCTAATTCTATTATATCATCGTCTGCAACTAATTGAAAGTCTATAGGACTACTGTCTAAAATGTAATATGTATTATTATTACCTACAGGTAGATCGCCTTCAGGAGTTATCCAGAAAGGATCATCTTGTCCTAATATTTTTATTGTAAAAGTTCTATCTTCAGTTAAATTAGCATAGTCTGCTCTGATTACAAATCTATAATCAGTATCTCTAGCAATTTCATATGGTGTACCTACGATTAAATTGTTATCTAATCTAAGTCCGCCAGGAAGGTTACCGCTTATTAAGGAAGTGCTTGCTCTATTTAAAACAGGCAATGAAATTGTTAAAGTTTTTTCTTCCTCAAACGTTCCTAATGATGTGTTAGATTGCTGTGACCATAAACTTTGCATTGATTAAAAATCCTATATAACGTATTTATCGCTTAGGATATATAACCAAAATCTACAGCCTCTCCCGCTTCTGGGTCTATAAAACCGAATTCTACATCTACTTGTGCTAGAATAAATTCAAGTGCATTTGAATAAACTTCTCTTGCTTGACCAAAGTCAAAACCTTCTAAGAATGGTCCTAAAGTTCTAATATCGACGCCCCAAACATTACCGTATAATTCTCCATTAAAAGAATTTGCAATAATATTGTTTGCACTCACAATATCATTGTTATTTGCAGACAATGTTCCAGATAATGCAGGTGCTGTATCACTAGATACAATACCTGTCGAAGCTAAATCTATGTTTAATGTTTGCCCGTTTGTACTTGTGTTAAGTCCTTGACCTCCAACAATAGTAATACTTTCTCCGTTACTTACGCTGATAGTTCCGTTTTCTGATGCTACTATTAGTTGTTCTAGTGCTTCTGTGCCTTCAATTGTTATTGAAGTTTCATTACTAGAAATAGATATATTTTGACCATTTATTAATCTTTTGAAACTATGTACTCCGTCAACTAAGCCGGCATATACTGCTGTTCCTAAGCTACCCACATTTTCAATTGGTATGTCAGCAGCCGCTTTGAGGTCTAATTCTTCAAAGTTATTATTAATTTTAACAAATGCTTCACGAAGATCGTCACCTGTGCCGTCGTTTGCTATTGTTCCTACATTTATATATTCAATTGCCATTTATGTCTCCGTTATAATGCCGCTATACGTGATTGAAAATCAGCAAAATCTGCACTTGCAGCTACTTCTGTCTTCAAAGTTGCGAGGCTTATATAGCCTGGGATTGTTCCATTTACTGCATCTACAAGTAATGAGCTATCATCAGCAAATATAGATCCGTTTACATCACCATCAACATTACCAGTAATGTTTATATTAGCTGTTGTACCTGAACGCACTACACCGTCTTCATTTGCCAATGCTACCCATTGACCACCATGTGCAAAATACATTGCACCGTCTGCATGACTATGTGCAATAGCACCATGATAAGTTGTTGGATCAGGAAAACTGACTTGATCTGCATAGTAATATCTTAGAATGTGATTATTTTCTGTAGAAGTTAATTGTCCAATTACATCAATATTACCTAAATTATTAATTGTAATACTTCTTGTGCCAGTAGTTGTTGTCAACACAAGAGAATCATTATTTGCTGTTGTAATAGTTTGTGCAATAACATTACCCGAGTTTGCTTGAAGTGTAATATCGCCTGTTGTCGAACTTATAATGTTTCCTTGTATGTTAATATTATCAACTGCTAAACTACTTGTAATTGATACAGGATTACTGATACCTGCAAACAGCATTCCACTAGCGTCAAGTGCAGGCATTACTCCAGTTAAATTTTCTGCAGGTATAGAGCCGCTCACAGCATCTACTAATATTGTACTATTGTCTGCAAATACACTACCTGTAAGATCTCCTGTAAGTTGAACATCTAATCCAGATACACTTGCATTATTAAAATCTACAATACTACCGCCAAAATCTACAGTAGTTCCTAATTCAAACTTAACATTACCAGAAGAAGATTCGAGTTTTAAATCTCCTGTTGAAGAAAGCGTCATTTCATTTGTTGCATTCAAAGTTACATTTGTAGCATTTGGTACGTTGAAAATACCATTAGGTGTAAATTCTATACCTGCTAAACTTTTTACTGCTAGTATAGAACCTTGTGTCCTTTTATCAATATCACCATTTACGTCACCGTTCAAAATACCGTTCAAATCACCTGTGTCTGGATTTACAACTAGAGTTGAGTCATTAGAATAAACAAATCCTGTAAAAGTTCCATAAAGTCTATCTGCTGTCACTCTTCCTTTTAAGAATATTTCGTCTCCGTCAAGTGTAATATTACCTACACCATTTACATCTATATTAATATTTTCAATTAAATCTACACCGCCTGTTGTAATATCTAAATCACCGCCCGGCGTTGTAATTACATTTGTACTTAAATCTGCTAGTATTTTATTATTAAGGTGATCAACTAACAGTGTACTATCTGCACCAAAAACACTACCTACCAAATCACCTGTATTAGTAACTTCTACAGTAAGTGTGTCTCCTACAAGTTGACTTTGCGTTACAATTTCATTTGCGTCTACAAGGTCAGTAAATGAATTACTAACTGCTACTGCACCTAATCCTGTAATTTGACTTGCCGCAATGTTTAGACTTTGTTCATTAGCAAAATTTGTATCATTTTCTAGCTCACTTAATTTTGTAGGAATAGTAGGTGCGTTTGTAACAGTTGCCCAGTCTACTCCTGTAGGTAAGTCTTGAAGATCATTATAGCTTCCGCTAAAAAGCACTGGTAAATTTGTAAGGTCATTGTAATCATTGGATATAGCAACAGGAGCAATTGAGCCGCCTCCTGCTCCTTGGATATTTAAGGTTGTTACATTTAGTGTAGGTACTGTAAGTGTTCCCGTAGCTGTTATGTTTACAGCATCAATAATACTAGAACCTGCTAAGTTTAAATTATCCCCTGAGGGTAATTCTTTCATTGTACCTGATGTCTGTGCATCAAAAACTAAAGGAAATCTATTTGCCATTATCTTTTATCCTATTTAACATATTTATCGTTATTCAATTTAACCTACTAGTACTTCAATAATACCTTTGTCGGCATCTGATTTTGAATTAATTGCTTTACCGATAATAGCACCGGCTTTAGCATTATTGTCTACACAAGCAAACCCAGCAATAGCACTAGCAACAAGTATGTCGCCTTTTTCAACTTTACCTAATA